CAATGAAAACATTTGATTTTTATCAGGACCGCAAAGTAACATGTTGGGAGCGTACTCAGTTTTCTATCGAAGCAGAAAGTTATAAAGAAGCGTTAGAAATAATAAAATCATGGGAAGGTGAAGATGTACTTTGTTTTGAAGATGACAAGCAGATAATGGTTACAGACGGAGAAACTTTATATGAAACATCAGAGGCTATTTCTCCTATTGATAACGGAGGTAGACCAACTATAGAAGTATTTGATAGTACAGGGAACAAAATTACTGATAATGTCATGAAAACACGATTATGAAAGTATATAACTCAAATGGTATATTGGTAGCAGAAGGCTACTTTGTGTCCAATCCTAATTTTGTCTCCAAAGGTGAATACAAAGAAACAGAATTAGATAGATACAAGCGTAGTGTTGATTTTCGAATAACGAGCTGTGGTAACAGGTATGAAATCATCTTCAATAAGCCTGTTGTTCTCAAAAAGACACGTTCTATCAAGCGCATAAGCAGCAACAGTTATGCATACCTTGTTACAGAAAAAGCCTTAGAAAGCCTAAAAAATCAATATACTTACGCTTGCGATTTTTGATAAAAGTGAAAAAATAAATATGATAATCTTCTGTAAAAAAGAATAAATTATGGGATGGAAACCTTGTAGAGGGTCTGGAACCTTGTTTGATAAAGCTCAGATTCGTGAGCAAAAATATAAAGATGAACTAAATTATCTGATAAATAATCCAAAACGGTTATAGCGTCGCTTTTAGTACATCTTCAATCACGCACGATGTATCATATCCTATTTTAGATAAAATACGGCGACTAAATACAGTAGACTACATACTGTGTGAAATATAGTTTAAAAGTATATGAAATTCATTCACTTTTACTATTTTTGAAAAAAAATCGTATGAAGTAATACGAAACAAGCCTATGGACGAAATAACCGCTATATTAAACAGTGCCCGACCCGTTGATAATATTATCAATGACTTAAAAAGAAAATCCGTTTGTGTTCCTTCATGGGAATTTCTTATTAAAGCGTATGAACCATCATTCCATGAAATAGCCAAAGATACTATAACACGAAAAGATAAAATACGCAAAGACGGGACAAAAGAAGAAGCATCACGCATTTACATTGGCCTTGAAAAGCTGCTTACAAAGCGTATGACCGAGTTCATGTTTGCCATTCCTGTAAAACGTATCTACCACAACACAGAAGGATTTGAAGTCCGCCAACAGATAGCAAAGGCTATAGAGGCAATTTACAAGTATGCCCGAATCGATACAGAAAATATTAAACGTGCAAATGCGTATTTCGCCTCATGCGAAATTTTCACAATTTGGTACGTAGTAGAAAAGACCAATACATTATATGGTTTTAATAGTAAGTATAAGCTAAAATGCAAGACATACTCGCCAATGGAGGGAGTAAAACTATATCCATTGATCGACGAGCTTGACGATATGCTTGCAATGTCCTTTGAATACACCAAAAGGGTAAAGGACGAAGTAATTACTTATTTTGAGACATACACATCGGACAAACATTATAAATGGAAACAAAATGGTAAAGGTTGGGAACCTGTCGGTACTGTTGAACAAATACGATTAATGAAAATACCCGGTGCATACGCATTTAGACCTGTTCCTATATACCACGGATTAACTCGTATTCGCAAAGAATTGGAATATACACTTTCTCGTAACTCCGACGTGATTGCCTATAATTCAGCACCAATTTTGAAAATAGCCGGTGGTATAAAAGGTGGAGAAGATAAAGGAGAAAGCCGTAGAGTTTACCGTGTGGAATATAATGGAGACGTATCGTATGTATCATGGTCGCAATCTATCGAAGCATTGAAGTATCATGTGGAAACCCTGCTTAAACTCTATTGGATGCAATCGCAGATGCCGGACGTTTCTTTTGACAACATGAAGTCTTTGGGGAACATAGGTTACGATGCCAGACAAATGCTTTTGACCGACGCACACTTAAAGGTTGGAGACGAAAGCGGCTCATGGATTGAGCTTTTCGAACGTGAGGCAAGTGTCATCAAAGAATTTTTGAAGCACATGAACACATCATGGGCAAGCGAAATTGATAATATAGAGATTGAACATATCATTACCCCCTTCATACAACAAGATGAAGATGCCACAGCAGATCGCTTATTGAAACTTAATGGAGGAAAACCAGTCATGTCTCAGCTTGAATCTATCCAACAGGCAGGTTATAGCAATGACGCGCAGGCTACATTGGAACAGATACGGCAAGAGGAGACTATCACTTCACAAAGCAGGGTCGATAATATATTCGGAGAGTCAGCAATTTAAATACTGAAACATTATGAGAAAAAGAATATCAATGTGGCTCATTAAGTTATCTTATAAAATCAATCCACAAGAAAGATTGAGCAATATTGAAAGTGTTGATAACTACGAAGCAAGGAAGCTTGGCGTCTGCCTTGTCCTGACTAAAAAAGAAATCAAGGATTACCGAAAGAAGAAGAAAGTTGACGAAGGGTGGTCCAACCGTAAGGCTGTTGAAATGCTTGTCTGTGAAACCAAGAATGAGATACGCAAGTCAATCATCAACTCCATCAATCAAAAAGATTTGATTGAATATACAGTCTGCAAGGTTGGGGACGAGATCCATGTGAGAGGTGAAATCAAAGTGTACATCAAGAAAGAACAGTAAAATGAAAGTTCCAGTTGATAATATGACTTTCGCTGAAAGTGAATACCACCGTGGAGATAAAATTTGGACAGCCCAAACACTCTATGACTTTGCAAAAGTAAAAGAATACCCTATACTTGATATGCCCTTATGGAATATTGACTTGACAGCAGAGCCGTTTGAGTGTAATCAACTTCATAGTTTTATATTTCAGTGCAAACGAGTGAATCAATGTTCTCTTGAATATCCTATTATTCTTGATGATGTAGGACAAATCGCCGATGGATACCACCGCTTATGTAAAGCAATACTAGAGGGTAAAGAAACAATTAAAGCTATTCGTTTATTGGAAATGCCAGCACCTGACAGGGTTGAAAATAAATAATACGCAATGGCAAAGCCAAAAACTCCAAATCAGAAACGCAAGTACGGCGAGCTGAATAAACGGCTCGCCAAGTACGTCATGCTTGTGGAATCCATATACGAGGATTTGAATTTAGAGGCGGCTAAAATAGTCGGAATTACCGATTTTACCATTGATAGTGATAGGACGTTTATGTGGTCGGATTATCCCCAAACAAGGAAACGGATAAGAGACTTACAAGAACGGTTCGTTGAGGACATCGGATCTGTAATATATAGTGGAACTTCTGAAGAATGGAAAAACAGCAACGAAGTTCAAGATCTTCTTGCCAACAAAGTATTGCAAACTTATGGCGCAACCATAGGAAAGGAGAAATACGAAATCCTATACCAGCCCAATAATGATGCATTGAAAGCGTTTCAGCAACGTAAGGATAAAGGATTTACCATATCAGATAAGTTGTGGAATCAATCGACTCTGTATAAGCAAGAACTTGAAGAAGCTATATCATGTGCCATTCAAAAAGGTACGAGTGCAATTACATTAAGTAAGCAAATCTCCAAATATCTGCTCGATTTCCCGCAACTACAAAAAGATTACAAGGAAAGGTTCGGAAAAGCATCACGGGCAATGGATTGCGAGTATCGTTCTATCCGTTTGGCTGCTTCCGAAATCAATATGGCATACCGCCAAGCGGAAAATCTACGCTGGCAGCAGATGGACTTCGTGGTGGGATATGAAATCAAGTTGAGCAACAATCATACTTGTAACGGAAAGCCTTTCCAAGACATTTGCGATATACTAGCTGGGAAGTACCCGAAAGACTTCCAATGGACCGGTTGGCATCCCCTTTGCCGGTGTTACAAGATACCCATTCTAAAAACCGAAGAAGAATTTTGGGAATGGGACGGTCGGAATGAAGCCACGACAGCAAGCGTGAACGAAGTTAAAGACGTACCGGACGCTTTCAAAAAGTGGATAAACGAAAATATACAGCGAGCAAAGAGTTGGGACAGCGCACCTTATTTTATTCGTGATAATGATAAATATATTCGTGAGGACTTTAAGGTAAATGTTTATAACAAGACAGAGAAAACCTTTGTTCGAAAGCGCAGGACAAATCTTGCTATGAGCCGTGTAGAGTATTACAACAAGATCTATCCGCATATTCCCGAAGTGCAGCAAGCTGCGGTCAATGCCTATACCCAAGCCATCTCCTCTGGCAACAAGGGGGCTACCAGTCGTGAAATTAACCGACGTTTACGCAATGGAACGGAAGATGAATATGTGGACGTGGCAAGCCGTCTGATAAGTCAAGCCTTATCAAGGCTCCCCAAATATGAAGGTGTTGTTTATCGTGGAGAGACCATGAGCATAAAGAAACTTCAAGAACGGTTCCTTGACCATATCGGCGATGTAGTGTCCGATAAGGGTTTCATTTCGTCCAGCCTTTACATGGATACACCTATGAAGTTCATATCACGTGCCGGAATACCCAAGAGTCACAAGCGTGTAATCTTTGAGATACAGAGCAAAAACGGGCGCAATATCAGTAAAATATCAGAATTTAATGGTATATTTACACTTGAAAATCAACATGAAATTCTGTTTGACAAAGGAACTAAGTTCTTGGTTAAGAAACGTAGGATAGAAGGAGATGGCACTTATAGAATAATACTTGTAGAGCAATGAAGAAGAAATATAAAATAATCGGCGAAACGGAAAAAACCGTTACTTTTATCTATGGCGGTACAGAATGCTGCTATGCCAAATCCTGTTATTCTTCTATCGAGGAAGTAATTAAAGAGATTGATGAGGAAAGGAAACAAGAAAAAGAAGTAATCAAGCATATCGAAGCCCAGCGTGCTACTATGACACCCGAAGAACGCACCGGCTGGGACGAGGCCGACCGTGCCGTGTTTGAGCGTTGGCAAGATGAAGCCAATACTAATATGTACCTTGACGGCATTATCGATGAAGATGAAGACCCAGATTTCAATCCATTCAGGAAAGACGATAAATAGTGGCAACCATGAAGCAAATCAAGCTATCAAAACAGGAGAAGCAAGTGTTGCGTTTAATCAGCAGCGGGATTGTCTGCCCAAACACTTATCCGCACCATATATTCATTTCGTGCGTAGGCTCACTGGAAAGATTGGGTCTTGTCAAAGGTCTATGGAACGAGGGGCATGAACTTGAAGATGTCCGCATAACGAAATATGGAAAAATTTATCTTGCCACCAATCCTAACTTGCGCAATCCCATAGACTGGAAATGGATTATAACTACCATCATCGCAGTAGCAAGTGCCATATTCGGCGCGATGGCCTTGTTTGTGGCTTGCTCGATAAAATACGGATAATTCCTTTGATTTAAAGAATTGATGTTTGTACAACTCTAATTTGGCATTTGTTTACATACGTCTATTTTGAGGCATATAAAAAGCGGTGAGATTAATTTTTCATCGCTTTCTTTTCATCTTTTCTGCTACAACTTTTGGGGAAACATCTTTCACCAATTTATCCGTTTAATATGTTAAAAACATACTTTTCACCTATTTATGCTTGTATATATGTCGTTTATAAAATACATTTGCAGCATATAAACATTCAAAATGACAAAATACGAACAAATAAAATTAATCCAAATAGCACTATATGTGTTACAAAAAACAGGTGGTATTGACTATTACCACTTGTTCAAGATTTTGTATTTTGCAGAATTGAAGCATTTAGAAAAATGGGGAGCACGTATCACATCGGATAGTTTCTACGCCCTTGACTATGGACCTGTACCCACATATTTATATGACGTTGTAAAAGGAGGCGATATTCCGAACACCGATTTGCTAAAGCTCTTCTCAGACAATGTCCAGTTTGCCGGTAAAGATGCTCCAAATGTCCTGTTGCCAAAGGCGGAAGTAAATATGAATTATATTTCCCAATCTGAAATAGAAGCATTAAACGCTTCGATAGAGGAAAACGCTCATCTTACTTTTAGCCAATTAAAAAATAAGTCGCATGACAGTGCGTGGTATGAAGCATACAATCAGACAGGATCAAAAGCAATATCTTCTATCAGTATGGCTAAGGCTTCAGGTGCTGATGAGGCTACACTTGAATATATAAAGGAACAAATAGAATTGGAAGACGCATTGTCATGACAAAACTATCTGATTTATTAGATGAAGATTCAATGAAAGACATTACCCGAAACACAATTAAAGTGGGCAATGTCTTTCGTATTGAAATGAATCAGAAAAATGGCATAATCCCAAAGAAAGGAGATATTTCACGTCACAAGTTCTTTATCGTACTTGGATTTGATTCTGACGGCAACATATATGGTGGAGTAATCATAAATTCCAATATCAATCAGCATGTTCCCCAATCTGTTAGAGATTGGCAGATGCCTATAAAATGTTCAAAATATTCTTTTCTTGAATATGATTCTTTTGTGGATTGTTCAAAATTAAAAAGTGCAAGTGCTGACAAGTTCAGTACATGGAAATATTTAGGGTTTATAGAATTAGAAGACGTAGAGCTTATAATCGGTACAATAAAAGAAAGTCCAAATGAAACACCTGAACATTTGGCTGTGTTCGGACTATAAACTTTTAATTCACTCTAAGAATTTGTGAAGATATGGGGATTTTACTTTAAACTGAATTTCGCCTTACGATTCACTGTCTTAGGAAATCGTATAATAGCCCGCAAAGGTTAATAATGTTGAATTATATATGAAATTCATACACTTTCGAGATTCCATGCTCTAATTTTGTGCCCAATAATTAGCATTACCTCGTAAAATTCAATACTTTTGTAATGGTTACAGATGGTAATTGCATTTACCTCGCAGAGCAAGCGGTTAATTTGCTCAATAGAAGTTGGGCTTTTTTTACGCCTATACTTTTACATATTGGCGGTTGCCTATACGTAGATATTGTGTATGCTCTTCGAGGGTATTTCACCATCTGTAACCAGCGTATATGGCAGCCGCTTTTCGTTTGCCACAAACATATCTTTAAATGGTTACAGATATGAATGAATTAAAGCTATTCCAATCATCTGAATTCGGAAAAATCCGTGCCCTTGAAGTCAACAATCAACCCTATTTCGTTGGCAGAGATGTCGCAATTGCATTAGGATATTCAAATCCTGTTTCTGCAATCTCACAACACGTTGATAATGAGGATAGCGCAAAAC